TCAGCGGGACTTCGCCTGCTGACGCTTCACATGGGCGAGTATCGATTGCTCGTTGAGCGCGCCACGATCGACCAGCACGCTGTCGAAGGCACGTGTGGTCCGGGAAACCGTAGCAGATTCTTGCGAATAAGCCGCCGCATATTTGGACGATGGTGTCGGCACGCGCAGATAATTGCCGCCGGGCGCCGCCGGCTCTCGCATGAAGTTTCCTTCGGGACGTTCAGCCAGGAACGGACCGATTTCCGGCAGGATCGCAAATTGTTCGAACGCTGGCGCGGGACCATTGACCAGCGGCATGGCCTGCAGAGCCGCATTCTTCCTGGAACCGACCAGCGCCGTCTGCGTCGAACCGCTATAGTTCGGATTGGAGGCAGGAGCCGGCACGAAGTTCGGAGAGGCCGAAGCCACCATCACGCCCGTTGCGATCTGCCCTTCCGGCGCAACACCCGGCGAGCGCGAGCCCTTCGGAATATAGGACGCCATCAGATAGGGCATGTCGTGACCGTCAAGCGGGGCGCGGCCGGCATATTGCACCCGCACATTCGCCGTACCTGTCGCCTTCATGTCGAGAAGATCGGCCGTCTTGCTGGAAACGTCGATCAGGCGGCCTTCGTGGAAAGGTCCGCGATCGTTGACGCGCACCAGAACCGACGCGCCATTTTCCGTGTTGGTGATGCGCGCATAGCTCGGCAGGGGAAATGTCGGATGTGCGGCAGAAAGATGTTCTTTGTCGTACACCTCACCATTCGCCGTCAGGCGGCCATGGAAGGCGGAACCGTACCAGGAGGCAAGACCGGTCTTGTTATAACCCGGCTCTTCTTTCGGAAAATAACGACGGCCTTTGACGGTATAGGCATTACCGATCAGCTCGCGCCCGCCGCCCTTGGGAATGCTCTTGCCATCGGCAACGCGCGGGCTGGCTTTGACGCCATATTCCGATTCAGAGAAATATTCCTTGCTGCGCTTGGGCTTAGGCTTGGTCTCGGTCGTGGTGGAACACGACGCTGTCGCAGCGCAAAGCACGGAAATTGCAAGCCACTTCGCACCCGATCTGGTGCTGATGCCGAGTTTCTTGACCGTAGAATTCAAATCGTCTGCCCCACGCTGCTATTGGCTCGGAGAACCGCACCCTCACTTGCCTCGATGAATTGCCCCTGCCATCGAAGCACCTAACAGTCGCTTAATCTTGTGCATAACGTGGCGAAAATGCGAACGACTTCTGCAAATTCGATAAAATTGTAATGAACGTGGTTAATGATTTATCTCTTTTTGGGCGCTTGAAATCGACTGTTGACGCTCGTCCGCGCCTTCTCCCACATTCGAAATAACGGAACAAAGGCAGTGTGGCCGCGTTTCTTCCCCGCAAACAAACAAGCTTCCGCCGGTTTTTCGGCTGAGGGAGGAAACCATGATCAAGTCAATAAAAGCTACAGGTCTGGCGCTTGGCATCGCCTTGGTATCCATCGCCGCGCCGATCCCGGCAGGAGCGCAGGACATGGAATTAAGGATCGGTCCGGACGGCGTGCGCCCGGTCATCCGCGATCGAGATCGCGACAGAGACGTTGACCGCCGTGGTCCGCCCCGTATGCGCGGCTGCAGCGAACGCGAAGCTCGCGCCGCCGCCCGTGAGGCTGGCCTGCGAGATCCTGAAGTCGTGCGCGTCACCCCCGGCCGCGTCGTCGTTCAAGGCTTCACCCGCCGAGGGCCGGATCGCATCACCTTCGCCAACGAACGGGGTTGCCCCGAAATCTGATCAAATGTGAAATCTGGAGCCCGCCGAAAGGCGGGTTTCGTCGTTGTGGGTAATATCAACGCAGCCCTGACCAAACGACGTGGCCCGGATCGGTAATCGTTCCGCGTTTTTTAAATGGTCATTTTTGAGCTGAATGGCAGATGGGGTGTCTGTCACGTTTAGACCCCTACTGCGTTGAAATCGGCTCAGAAATTATTCCTTAAATTTGAATTGTACCCGGTTTTATACCCGGAAATTAATTTCCGTTTTTTACGACGCCTTTTTCAACGCTCCCACCACTTGGCGACTTTCCTGCCACTCCTTGATGTCGGCCACTGTCCAACGAACACAACGTTCGCCCAGTTGGCGTGGGCGAGGGAAATCACCCTTATCCATCCAGCGATAGAGCGTTGAAGATCCTACCTTGACCATATCGGTTACTTCTTTGAGCGACAGGTAGGCATCGAGAGAAATCAAATTGGGCGAGACAGACATGAGCGGGCTCCAAACATACACACATGACGGCGAGCTACCTCGCCGCGTTGGAACTATCCGCAGGAACAATATGGGAACATATGGGGTGTTATGTCAAGCGGTGGGAACTAGGCTTGCAGGAAAATCAGCCACACGACGAGTATTACCGTCGCGACGGCCACTACCCTGCCCTGCGGCTTCGCCGCTTCTCGAATATGCCTTACTCTAGGTCTCGTCATGTCGGCGTCTCCCGATCTCCGCGTGACGGAGGCGAAATGCCTTCAGGATAATTTCGACGATGATAACACCGCCGATACCGGTAATGAAACCTCCAACACTCGCGGACTGTTCCTCCGCAATGCTCATCGCGCCAAAAATGAAGTGAAAGAACTTCATGCCGACGGGGCTGAGAAAGTAGGCGGCAGCGGCACCGACCAAGAACTTTCGAGCGCTGGGAGCCCAGCCGGTCCATTCCATCGCGACGGACACGGCCGAGCCAGCAATGCCCGCAAGCGCGATCTTACCTTCTGCCGAACCCCACCAGTCCCAAAAAGACATCAGCCTTCTTTCTTCACAGCGCGAATGACCGTGTTTCCGCCCATGTACAGGCCGGTATAGATCGTGAAAATTCCAAGGAAGGTGGCGAGGTCAAGACCGACCTCGATCTGGATGCCGGTACCGGTTGCCCACAGCAGCGCGTTGAGCAGCGGCCGGACGATCACGAACCACGCGATGCAGACCAGCATGAGCCACATGCCTGCTGGCCGCCACAGCCAGCCGAAAGACGTATCCTTGTTCATCTCGGCCAGCATGAGGCGGTTCGCCTCTTTCTGCTGCTCGACTTCGGCAAGGATCAGCGCCGGCGCGATGGGTTCGATCTGGCTTACCGCCTCGTCCAGCGTGGATTGTGGCACCGTCGGCAGTTCATCGACCGTGACGCCGGCTTGCTTCGCTATCGCATCAATGACAGTGCCGCCGATCTCACCGGCGACGCCACCCACCTGCTGCTCGAGGATAGTTTTGACGGTGGAAGCGCCGACGCGCAGCGCAGCCCCGATCAGGATAGATGCAAGTGCACTCATGCAGACACCTCATTGTAGGCTTCTACGCGGGCATCGGCGGCGCGCTTCTTGGCGATGAAGATTATGGTTGCGACGGCACCGGCGGCCACGATCGCAACGAGGAGCCAAACTGTTGTTGCGTCTGCCACGGTGGACGGCTCGACGACTGGCGCAGCTGCTGGCGCAGATGTGGCGGTCGCGGTGGTGGTAGCCGCCTTTTTCGCCGTATTGGCCTGCTTCGCTGACGTCACAGCTTCATACTGCGCTTTCTCACGAACCTGGGCTGCCGAAAGCCCCATAGCTTCAAGCGCCATGGCGACGCCCCGCGCCTCGATGTCAGCGACACGACGCCCCCAGCCCTTGCCGAAGGTTTTCCAGATCTTGAGCGACTGCATGAAGGACAGGCGCGCACGGCAGATTTTCTTCACTGTCTCGCTGTGGTCATTGCTGCCGGCGGAAGCGAGCAGCCACTTGCGGCCGCGGGAAACGCCGGAATTGACCGAAGCATCGTAGACAGCCAGATCAACGCCGGGGAACAGCTTATCGGCACCGCAGGCGAGCCAGAACTCGCTACGATAGAACTTGAGCGCCTGCGCCATGGTGATGTTGCGCACCGGCGTCCGTTTCAGGCCCATCTTGTCTTGATATTCGTGCCAGCGGACTTCGGTGATGCCGTACATCGTCTTGCCGCCGGGATCGGCTGGATGGTCGCTCCATCCGCCCTCCCATTTGCCGGTCACGGCTTGGCAAATCTCGAATCTGTCAGTCATGGGTGCGCTCCAAAATCATGGGCCGCACTCATGCGCTAGCGATGTGTTTCAATATCATGCGCCAGTTGTTGCAACAATCCGCCAAATCCAGTATTTAGAGAGCAGATGCGCATGAGTGCTGTTTGATCCTGAACCGGAGACATCACTCATGACCAAGACTGTGGTTGCCTTTGGCGATCCGAAAGCGCAGAAAAAGTGGTCTGGCGCGCTCTTCATCGACATCACCAAGAAAAGCTATTGGGACCGTAAGTTTATCGGCACGTCCGATGAATACGCGATTCAGCGTCTTACCGACCTCGAGTCGGAAGCAGGCGACCAGATCAGCTTCGATTTGTCGGTGCAGCTTCGCAATCGGCCCACCTACGGTGATAACCGCCTCGAAGGCAAAGAAGAAAACCTTCGCTTTGCGTCTGACCAGATCAAGATTGATCAGATGCGTCACGGCGTCTCTGCCGGTGGCAAGATGAGCCGCAAGCGCACCGCTCACAACATGCGCCAAATCGGCAAAAACCGTCTCTCCGACTATTGGTCGAAATTCAACGACCAGATGATTTTCATCTACATGTCCGGCGCACGCGGCATCAATGAAGACTTCATCGAGACGACGGCCTGGGCGGGTCACGCCGAGAACCCGATCGAAGCTCCCGACGCGGATCACATCCTCTACGGCGGCGATGCTACCGGAAAAGCAGACCTCGACTCTGCGGATATCATGTCCCGCGGCGTGATCGAGCGCGCTCAGACCAAGGCCCGCATGATGTCGGCCAAGGACCCCAAGAACGCCAACATGATGCCGATCATGATCAACGGCGAAGCGCACTACGTTTGCGTCATGAACCCGTTCCAGGAATTCGACCTGCGCAACAAGGATCAGGGCGGCTGGCTGGAAATCCAGAAGGCCGCAGCAGCAGCCGAAGGACGGGCAAGCCCGATCTTCAAGGGCGGTCTCGGCATGATTGGCAACACGGTCCTTCACAGCCACGAATGGGCAATCCGCTTCGGCGACTATGGCGCCGGCGGTAACGTCGCTGCAGGCCGCGCCCTGTTCTTGGGACGTCAGGGCGGCGTGATCGCCTTCGGTTCGGCTGGCGGCTTCCGCTACACTTGGACCGAAGAGACCAAGGACCATGGCAACGAGCCTGTGGTTGCTTCCGGTGTGATCGCTGGCGTCAAGAAGACGCGCTTCAACAACCGCGACTACGGCGTGATTTCGATCGACACCGCATCGAAAGACCCCAACGCCTGATGACCTGCCCGGGGCTCGCCCCGGGCTTTTCCAGCTTCGCCATCGCGACCAGAACTCCAAAGGAACACGCTCATGACGCTCATTCTGAGCAAATATGCCAAAGGGACCGAACCCCTTTCCTATCCGTCCACGGCTGGCGAAGCTGTTGCCATCCGCTTCTCCCACCAGCTCACCAGCGTACCTGCCGTTGGCGATATCCTTGAGCTGGCCTGCATCCCGTCCAACTGCCGCGTTGCGGAAATTATCCTCGACATGGATGACCTCGACAGCAACGGCGCTCCCGCCGTTCTTTTCGACGTCGGCATCATGAGCGCGGCATTTGGCCTTGAAGACAACGCCCGCACCTGCGGCGCTGAATTCTTCTCCGGCTCCAATCTGGCTCAGGCAGGCGGTGTCGCGCGTCCGACGCTCAAGACTGCGTACCGCACAACGCAGTCGAGCATCGATCGCGGCATCGGCGTGAAATTCACCACGGCGGCAGCAACCTTCCAAGCCGGCGTGATCGGTCTCACCGTCTTCCTCACCAGCGAGTAGGCCCCTCAAGGCTGGCTACGACAAGGGGCTGCCAAGCCCCTTTTTCTTTCAAGGAGTGGATTATGAAGACTGTCATTGAATGCACGCTGGGTGCGACGGAACAGACGATCGGTGGCATCACCTATAGCTTCGACCGAGACGCCCATGGCCGTTTCGTCAACGAGGTGAACAGCGTTCTGCATCGCTCGCTCTTCCTCAACGTTCAGCATTACCGCGAAGTGCCTCTCGATCCGCCTCCGCCCGACGACGAAATCCCCGCATTTCTGTCCGCACAGGGCGGCAGCGGCGAAAGTGAAGGCACTGGCTCCGGTGAAGGCACTGGCGACGACGCAGACGATGATGACGGTTCCAACACTGGAGACGAAACCACTGCCGTCAATGTCAGTGAACAGACCGGCGGCGAGCAGCCCACCGGCGAAGAAAGCGCATCCGGTGCGGCAGATGCTGCTCAAGGAAATGCTGAAACGAACCAGCAGCCCGAGCAGGCACCCGTAGCCGCTCCCGCCAAAAAGGCAACCAGCAAGAGCAAGTAAGCCATGCCGAAGGCAAGTGAAGTGATGAAGCGCGCCAGCGTCCTGCTGTTGGACGAAGACAACATTCGTTGGCCGCTTTCCGAGCTTGCCGACTGCATCAATGATGCGGTCAAGGCCATCATCCTCGCCAAGCCATCGGCATCGGCGAAAACGGCTCAGCTCCCCCTCGAGCAAGGCACGTACCAGAAGATCCCCGAAACGCTCGACAGCGTCACCCCGCTCCAGCTCCTTGGCGTGAACCGGAACATCATCGACACGGTGAAGAACCTCGGCGGTAGGGCGATCCGCACCGCTGCGCGCGCCATGCTCGATTCGCACGAGCCAAACTGGCACAATCCGGCCTACGTCCCTTTCAGCAAGGAAGTGCGCCAGGTCGTTTTCGACGAGAACGTGCCGCTGGAATTCAATTGCTATCCCGGCAATGATGGGTACGGCGTCGTCGAGATCGCGATTTCCTATCTGCCTGCCAAGGTCACGCCGACCCCGAACAAGGACGTCGAAAAGCTCGAGGCATGGGACGTGGAGATCGGCATTCCCGAACCCTACACCGTGCCGCTGATCGACTATGTGCTGTTCAAGGCCTTTTCCAAGGATGACATCGCCGGCGACCCCACCAAAGCGATGACCTATTACCAGACCTTTGCCACCGCCCTTGGCATCAAGGTGCAGGGCGAGGCCGCGTCCAATCCGAACAGGAGGCGGTGATGCGCGACATCGACGACATGCTGCCTCACGTCCTGCCCTACGCGCCGAACTGCGCCGATCTGACCGCGTACCGCTGCATCCGCGAGGCTGCACGCGAGGTTTGCGAGAAAGCGGATATTTGGCGCGAGAAAGACACGATCGTCATCACCGATCTCGACGGCGAGTGCCTGAGCACCTTCGGCGATGCCGAGGTGAAGAAAATACAGGCCGCCGCTCTCAATGGTGTCCCCCTCACCCCGCAGTCAGCGGCGTGGCTCGACACCAATTATCCGGGCTGGGACAACGACAACGAGAACGAAGCGCCGGCGCGGTTCGTCACGCAAATCACGCCAGGCAAAATCATGGTCTCGCCGCGCGCCACCGGCACGCTGTCTGTCCGCCTCGTCCTGAAACCATCCATTCGGGCAATGACGCTCCCTGATTTCATGCTGGACAAGTATGCGACGGAAATCGGCAAAGGCGCGGCCGGGTTAGCCTTGATGCTACCGAACGATGACGGCGGCCCGAACCCTGCCATGGCAACAGCCCTCCTCACCGAATTCAGCCAGTTCCTCGACCGCCTGCCCATGATCGTTGCCAAGGGCCAGCAGGGCACGCGCCCGAGAACGAAAGCGAGCTTTTACTGATGCCAGCAAGCACCTATGCCGCAAATGCCATTCTGAACCATTTCCTGCGCGGAGTTGCTGCGGTGGCGCCTGCGCGGCTATACGTCTCGCTTCACACCGCTGATCCGGGTAACGGTGGCGCGTCGGAAGTGACCACGGCGGCATGGCCCGCGTACACCCGCCTCGATGCGACGCTGGGCGGGGCCGTCGCATCAGGCTTTTCGGCTGCCGCGGGCAAGGCGAGCGAGAACGCCAAAGAGCTGCTCTACGCGCCACACAACGGCGCAGACCCTATCACCGTGACGCACTTTGCGATCTGGACTGACCCGCTCGCTGGCGAGATGATTTTTCAGGGCGCCCTCACCGCACCGAAGACACTCAACCCCACCGACGAGTGCATCATCCATGCCGGCGACCTCGATATTGCGGTGACCTGATGGAAAGCCGCGGCACGACCAATGGAGCAGAGGTGAACGCCTTCGGGGTCAACGAAGGGAATTTCGTCGTTTCCGCCCCGGGCACGGCGCAGACAGAAATTGCGTCCACGCTTTCTCTTACTCGCCGCATCGTGGCGCGCTGCGCTGCTGTCGTTGCGATATCTGGTTCGATGCTGCTGACGGCGCGACGGCGGGCCGTGGCTGCCGCGCAGCTCACCATCGCTGGCTCTGCGTTTGTTGCCCGCCGTGTCGCTCCCGAAGCCGCCACAATCATCACAGCCGCCGCCAGCACGAAGCTCGTGCGCCGTATCACGGCATTGTCGTCGGCAACGATCACGATCAATGGCGCGGCGTTTTTGTCCTGGCGATACCTTCGCCGCGCCACGCCGAACCGGATCATGCGGGTTCAGCCCGCGCGCGCGCTGGTCGTTGCGCCCGAGCTGCGCCGGTTCATCGTGCCGCGTGAAAACACGGTGATGCGCCTACCTCGAGAACGAGGAGTGATGCCATGACCGATGTGATGGTGAAAAAGCCTGCCGACGTTCTCGACTATGACGTCGATTTTGCGCGGTGGCTGCCAGCTCCCGACCGGCTTTCCGGTGCTTCGACGGAGATTGTGAACTCCACCGCTCTCGTCGATCGCACTGAATATACGGACACCAATGCGAAGGTCTGGATATCCGGAGGGGTGCTGGGCGAAACAGCCAATGTCACGGTGACGGTCACGACACAGGAAGGCAGAACGAAACAGTTCGCCTTTAATCTTAAAATCAAGGAGTGCCATTGATGGGTGTGAAGCTCGGAAATAACGCCGTCTCGCTTTTAGCAGCGTCCATTATGGACGACGCTACGACAATTTCGATCCAAGGCGCTGACGCAGGGAAATTTCCGGCACTTGCCGAGGGCGACTGGACACCTGCGACTATTATTGACGCTGCCAATAATATGGAAATCGTCAAGATCACTGCCCGAGCAGGCGCTGTTCTGACGGTCGAACGCGCACAGGAGGGCACTACTGCCAAATCATTCGCCGCAGGCGCTCGTATTGATGTTCGCATCACAGCCGGAGCGTTCGCGGCCCTTGCGGACCGGGATGGTCTTAAAGAGGTCGCGTATACCGGATCCTATAACGATCTCATCGATAAGCCGCCGGGTGTCACCACGGCAACCGTCGGGGCAGCGGTTGCGGCCGCGAACGGGAAAACGACACCCGACGACGGCGACTTCTTTGCTGGCGTCGCAGCCGGTGCGTCCACCATGTTCAAAACGACATGGGGCAACATCAAGGCTGCGCTTACCACCCTCTTTGACGGGCGATACTTGAAACTGATTGGCGGCACCTTAACGGGCAACCTCCAGATTAGTAACAACGGTCCCACAGTCCATCTGCGGGATACCGACAACAACCAGACCCGAAACTTGCACCATAACGATGGCAACATCGGCTTTGTCGCAAGTGATGGGAATTGGGCATTCCGGGTATCTGATGATGGGGCGATGTGGTCGCGCTCGATTGGAGACATCAACAGCCGGATTGAAGACCGTGCCTACGCTCATGCAAATGAACGTGGTCAGGCTTGGGCGAACGACCGCGTGGCTAACATCAATTCCCGGTGGGTGTCCCGTGGCGAATTCAGTGTGAATTACATGATGTGGCAAGAAGCTCCGGCAGGAAGCGCAGTGACCGGCTTTTATATTGAGAGCAACAATTGGATGAAACATTTCTGCTATCGCTACTTCCAACTCTTCGATCCGGTGCGCGGCTGGATCACGGCACATAACGCTTGAGGTGAACCCATGGAAATCATCAATTTTGGACACTTCAAGCTCACCAGTACAACCGGCATCCAGTTCTTTACCAATGAGGACGGCCACGACTGGTACGAAACGCGGCGCGGTCTCACGACATGGGACGAACAGGGTAATTTCCTGACGGCTATCTATGGGGCATGGGCGATGGTCGATCCGGTGACGCTCAAGGTTACAAACGTTGAGCAAGACCCCTCACGCATGGTGCCAAACGACAGGATTGTTTTGGGCATCGACGCGGACCCGGACGATATTGCGGAGGGAATGCTCTATCACGGCGGTGTGCTTGTTGCCGCTCCACCGGAACAGGCAGTTTTCAAGAACATCTCAGCCCGTCAACTGCGGCTCACCCTCCTCCGGAATGGCATAACCATCGAGTCCGTAGAAGCCAAAATCGCCGCAATGCCGGAAGGTATTGCCAAGGAGGAAGCGAAGATTGAGTGGGCTTCTACGGGCAATTTCGAACGCTCTCATCCGACACTGGTATTGATCGCATCCGCGCTCAGTCTGACGGAGTTGCAGGTTGATACCATGTGGCGGCAGGCCGAAGTCGCGTAAATCGGGAGGTGGCGGCCGATGCCAGCCATTAACATCTCAGCCTTTATCGGAGAGCGCCCGCTTATCCTCCCTCGTCTTCTGCCGGAAACGGCAGCGCAGGAGGCCGTCAATGCACGTCTCGATGATGGTGGCCTGACACCTCTGCGAAAATCCCTAAAATCTGGAGCCTTTGCAGAGGCTGGAGCCAAAACAATCTATCGTCACAACGGCACCTGGCTTTCTTGGCCTGTCGTCGTTGACGCCGCCCCCGGGCCGGTTGCGCAAGAGCGGCTTTATTACACCGGCGACGGTCCACCGAAAATGCGCATAGACGATGATATCTTCAATCTCGCGGTGCCACGTCCCCTCGACGCGCTCACCGCGACAGCTACCGGCACGGGCACCGGAGATACGCAAAGCCGAACTTACGTCTACACCTATGTCACTGACTTCGGCGAGGAGACGGCGCCCTCGCCTGCTTCGAATATAATTGACTGGAAGCCCGGGCAGGACGTCACGCTCTCTGGCTTTGCCATGCCTCTCGCCGGACGAAGAATTACCAAGCAGCGCATCTACCGCAGCCAGACTGGTTCCACCGGAACCTATTTGTATTTTATCGCCGAGCGCCCTGCTGCGGCTGATGACTATGTGGACGGCGTTGCGGTTGACGCATTTCAGGAAGCCCTTCCCTCCGCCGGCTGGGACGAGCCGCCAGCGGCCCTCACAGGCCTGACCGTGATGCCAAATGGGATGATGGCAGCGTTCGTGGGACGCAGCGTGTACTTCTGCGAGCCATGGCGACCGCACGCCTGGCCGGAAAAATACATATTGAACTGCGACAGCGACGTGGTTGCGCTCGGATCGATAGGGAGCGTGCTCGTCGTCATGACAAAGGCGAATCCCTACGTCATGACCGGCAGCCATCCGGATTCGATGCAATCTCAGAAGCTCGAGTCGAATTTTCCCTGCATCAACGCGCGAGGCGTTGCCGATCTCGGATATGCAATCTGCTATCCGAGCAACGATGGTCTTGTCGCAGTAGGTGGCGACGGAGCGGTCAATCTCGTCACCCGGGAAATTTTCCGCCCACACGACTGGCTTAAGTTGTCCCCGGCGACAGCGATAGGCGCACAGTATTCGGGCGCATATGCCCTGTTCTACGACACAGAGGCTGATAATCAGCGCGTCGCAGGTTGCGTGTTTGTTACGGTGGGCGCAACGCCATTTTTGATGCGGTCCGCCGAAATTTTGACGGCGTGCTTTTTTGATGTAACTGATTCATCGCTCTATTTCACTCGCCCGGGAGAGACGAGCATCTATCAGTTCGACCCGCCCGAAGGGCCACCCGAAACGATGGTCTGGCGCTCGAAAGAATGGTGGCTTCCTCGGCCGATGAATTTTGGCGCAATCCTCGTCGATCGCGGGAAACTCGGCTCTGCCACGGTTGACCCCAGCATCATTGCAGACCGTGAGCGCATCGCGGAGGAGAACGCGGCTATCTTCGCCAGCGGCCAGCTGAACTCGGCTATAAATGAGCATTGCTGGAACGAGTACCCGGTAAATGGCGACACGATGCTCGCGCTGCCAGAATATCTAAGCATTTCTGTCGGCGTGTTTGGCGACGGCCAGTTGGTTCGGGTCATTGACAGGACCGACGTTGTCCAACGCCTCCCCGCGAAGAGCATGGCCCGTATCTGGGAAATTGCAGTGTCTTCCAACGTGGCGATCAGCCGTATTGCGATGGCCTCTTCTGTAGACGAATTGAGGACCCTCGCATGAACAATGAACAGCTTGAAAAGCTCGAGGTGTTGGACGGTTCGCGGCGAGGCAACCGCGACAAGGCCGCTGTCCGCATCGAGGACGTGCGCGAGCTGCTACAGATCAGCGCCAAACTCAAGTCGGCGCAGCTCACCGCCGCCCCTACCATGGCCGACTTCAACGCCCTTCAAAAAGACCTCGAAGACATTTCGAAGCGCCTCAACGGCGTCGCCATGGCGATCCAGAAACGGATGATCCGTTGAAACAAGTCGTCTACAGCCCTACCGACGAAATGCTCGCATGGGCGACGGACCGCGGAGGCCTCAAGTTCCGCGACGACGCCGCAGCGATCGGCGTTCAATCCGATGAAGGGCTGCACGGCGTTATAGTATTCGACAGTTTCACCACAACGGGGTGCTGGGTGTCGGTTGTTTCCGACGGCGGCCGGAAATGGATCACACGGGAACTCATCATCAGGGTTTTCGCTTACCCTTTTATTCAGCTCGACTATCCCCGCCTCAACTCATTCGTCTCGGTCAACAACGCCGATGCGATCCGCTTTAACGAGCATTTTGGGTTCCAGCGAGAGGGCATTTTGCGCGAGGCCGGCGAACAAGGCGAGGATTTGATCGTCTATGGCATGCTCCGGCGCGAATGCCGCTGGCTGCCGGAACGCTTCGCTGGAAAAGTTAGCAAAAAGACCCTATAACACATGCATTGCGCATGAGTGCATCTCGTCATCAAAGAGGTAGCATCATGGGCAAAGGCAGCACTTCTGCACCGGCTCCCGATCCACAGATCGGCGCAGCGGCACTTAAACAGGCGCAGACCGGCGAGGATTGGCTGAGTTTTGCCAAAGATGCGTTTGCTACGTCTGAAGAGCGTCAAAAAGTTCTCGACGATCTTACCAATCGCGTGACGGAGCAGCAGCTGGGTCTAGCCACGGATCAGGCCAAGTGGTCGCGCGAGGATCGGGAGCGATATAACTCTGTCTATAAGCCCATCGAAGATCAGTTTATTGACGAGGCTTCCAATTACGCAACTGAGGAGCGGCAGGCCGAGGCAGCGGCAGAGGCGCGCGCCGATGTCCAGACCGCAGCGGCAAACAACCGGGCCGCAACGGAGCGCGCAAACGCATCCATGGGCGTCACACCGGGCAGCGGACGCTTTGCCGGGGTGCAGGCCGCATCCGACCTCGGAACGACGCTGGCGGAGGCTGGCGCGGCCAATACATCGCGGCAGGCGGTGCGTGACAAAGGCCTCGCGCTCAAAGCCGACGTGGTCAATCTCGGCAAGGGTCTCCCGGCCCAAGCCGCCGCGGGTGCCGGTGGCAGCGTCGCGGCGAGTGGTACCGCTTTATCAGGGTCACAAGCATCGAATAGCCAGGCACTCGCTGCATCCAATATCATGAACTCAGGGTATAGTGGGGCGATGCAAGGTTATGCCGGACAGGCATCGAGTTTGAACCAGCAGTACGGGCTCCAAATTCAGGCATGGAAGGCCCAGCAAGATCTCAATGCGCAGAACGCCAAGGGCATTGGCGGCGCCCTCGGAGGAATCGCAGGTTTGATCTTCAAGTCCGACGAGGAAGCGAAAGAGAATAAGGAGCCGATCGACGACGGCACCGCGCTCGAAGCTGTGCGCGAGATGCCTGTCGAGGCTTGGGACTACAAACAGGGTGTCGCCGATGAAGGTCGGCATATCGGCACCTACGCTCAGGATTTCACCGAACAGACGGGGCTGGGCGATGGGAAAAACATCGCTGCGCAGGATGCCATCGGCATCACCATGAAGGCGGTGCAGGACCTCGACAAGAAGCTGGACGCAACAATCGAGGCGATTGGGCTTGGCGGCGTCGGACCTGCCACCCCGAAAGCGTCTGTACCGTCCGTCAAACGCAAACCCGTGAAGGAGTAACGCCATGTTGGGAATTGGTCTCGGTGGATTTATGGACGGATTCGAGAAGGCCCAAAAGGTCAAGCAGGATTGGGCCGACGCAGATCTTGCGCGGGATGACGCCGAGCGGAAGAAGGTTCTGCAGCAACGCGAGGACGTCGAATATAACCGTGCGCTGGAACAGCGGAACGCTTCCGACAAGCTGGCGAAGGACTTTCAGGCCGACTTCGACCAAAAGGTGAAATCAGGAATACTCACCGACGATGATTTCGGCAACGCCTACAACAAAGGCTTCGTCCAGCCCCGCATCAAACAGCTTCAGTTGAATGGTGACATCGAAGGAGCAACAAAATTCCAAAAGTGGGCCGATGACGAGAACACAAAAACTGGCTCACGTGCATTCATGAACTCGCTTCGCCTGTTTACGATGGGGGACGTTGACGGTGGGCTTGAGTGGTTGAACAAGGGTGCTCAAACTCCTGGTTACTTCGGAGAAGGCTACAACTTCAAAAAGGTAGCGCAGGGCACCAATCCGTATACCGGCAACCCGGGCGTCACGATACAAATCAATCGGGCCGATGGGGAACCCATCACACAGACATTCGACGTTAAAGACATCCCGGGGTTCGTTGCAGGCAACTTCAATCCCGACGCAGCGAATGCATGGGCGAAACAGCAGGAGGAGGCCCGCAAACAGGCCACCGAACTGGACACATACGAAAAGAAAAAGAAAATTGACCAGCAGTTCGGCGTTGGCCCCACAAAGGATCGGGCGGCTGCGATCAAGTCGCTCGAAAAAGAGCATGTCGACGAGCTGGGCAAGACGACGTTGTATAACATGCCCCGTGACCAGCAGGAAAAGCTGATCAACGACAGAATGTCGCTGATCCGAGGCGATGCCATGCCAGGCGTTCCCAGCGGAGCACCATCGCGAGCTGAGAAAAAGGTTTTGTTCGACAATACCACCGGGAAAATTGTCGATCCATCGGCCATCGCTGCGCCCTCATCCGCGCCAGCTAAACAAGAAGCATCCCAGCCCACGCCGGCACCATCCGGCGAAAAGCCTATCCCGGGCGTCCCGGCTCGGGCACAGGAGGGCGTAAGACGCCGTATCGAGGACCTGCAACGCGCCGCCGCGAAGGATGCCCCCGGCATATCGGCCGCATCTACCGATCAAGCTTTGGCACAGGCAAACGCCGCCTTGGAGAACGGCGCGTCCGTCGAAGACGTCGCTAACGGTTTAAATCAAGCCGGCGTGCCCGAATGGCAGTGGCCAAAGGTCGTTCAGGAGCAATTGCGCGCACGCCAGAGGGCTTATGGCCTCAATCCGTGAGCAATATGGAACGACGCTTGCTTCGCTTCAGGAAAGCCGAGCCAACTCATTCTTTTGATTCGACGGTCTCACGATAATTCGTTCCATAGTAAAATGTTACGCTGCCCGTCCATCGATCAAGGACGAAGGCTGATGCCGCCCGTCCGTCCGCAGGCGCACCAGTGCCGACTATGTCATACCGGAACAATGTAAAGACCAGTAAAATAAGCGCACCCGCGTATTTGAGCCAGTGTTTGCTGAAATTGTTTAGATCGATCGGCGTTGACGCCTCGGTTGTCTTGGCGCCAGCCTTATTGACCACTGGGGTCGATGCTACGTCGGGTGTCGGAATCATTTCTAATCGCTGATTAGTTTCAACAACTTTCGATTCACGCTTGTAGAAAGTGAAGATCAGCACTGTGACCGCACAAACTGTCAACGGAACGAACCATTCCAGCGGGCCTGCTCGAAACGCCGCTGGGGAAGAACTTACAAGTTGCGCTCCAAATGAATAGGCGCAAACGCTGACAAAAAAAGCTAAAACAACAACTGCGATGCTGGGCCGGCGTCGCGTATACGCCACCCAAAGCCCGTAAGTTATTGCGAAGCTTATGACGGCAGACGGTCCGCCTCCTGCCATAACACTCAGCAATTGATGACCCGACGTACTGCCCACGTTTGCCCCACTTACACGCCCCTAATTTCGCGCATTAATACACGCGATCAACCTTTAGTCGAGCTGCCTTTTGGCTGAGATGTGCTCAGCCGCTCTTCCTCTCTAATCTTCCGAACAACCCGTTCTACGATGTCTTCCGTAATTGATAGAGCTACTGGACTGATGGACTGGTCGAGCGTCAGCTCGAGACGCGAAACGATTTCGGCCGTCAATGACCTGTTGTTGTCAGTCGCAGCCTTTTCAAGGCGAGACTTGAGCTCCAAAGGCATTCTAAAATTTACCTGTACGTCGTTTTTAGCCATGTCGAAACCGGTAAAGCAAAATGCTATTGACTGCAATAAAGCATATAGCTATAAAGCATTATGATAGCCATATAGGAGCAGAAATGGAAAAGCCTCAGGATGCAGATAAACTCATGATCCGGCTACCCGATGGTCTAAGAAAAAAGATTAAGGTGTCCGCAGCGGAAAATGAGAGAACTATGAATGCGGAGGTTATCTATCACCTCCGACGCGCTTACGGCGTGCAAGCAAACGAAAAAGCCGACGCAACGGCCTCGTAAACCCGCGTCGGCTTTTTCTTCAACCCAATCATCCAGAAAGGTATTGCGCTATGGAACATAGCAGCGCTGTCGCATGCGTGCAAGTTGCCGGAACTGCGATTCAGAAAATCACCTATTGCAACCAACACGTCGTCACGTTCGCCATGATCGACCGACTTCATGGTCGCGTCGATGGCACGGCTGGCCGTAGCTTTCGCGAGAACCGGAACCGTTTCATCAACGGCCATGACTATGCGGAACTGACATCCGACGAAATCCGTCGGATGTCATCTACCGGCGTTTTTCCAGAGAGAACCGCCCGTGGGATACTCCTGACCCGCCGCGGCTATCTCAAGATTGTCAAATCTCTGAACGACGACAAGGCGTGGGAAGTTTTCGACGAGATGATCTCCCGATACTTCGCAATCGAGGGAGCGTCAGCGGTGCCGGCGCTCACCGTGGCGGATTTTATCGCCAACCCCCAACACCTCCTCGCCATCACGCAAGGTTATGCTCTGCAAGTCGAGGAGATGCGTCGCGAAATCACGACGATGCAGGACGATGTCCAGGCGCTCGAGCGCATCGCTGGCGCCGATGATCTCTTCGGCGTCCGCGAAACTGCCAAAATGCTTCATATGCAGGAGCGCAAGTTCGTGGACTGGCTGCGGCGCAATAAGTGGGCGTACCGCCAGCCAGGCACATCCACCTTACTCTGCTACGCCGACAAAGACCGATCCGGCCTGTGCCGTAACGTCGGAAAATCCTACAAAAAGGGCGACGGCACTCCGGCGATCAGCGAAACGCTGAAATTCACCGGTGCCGGTCTGGTAAAACTCGCCAAGGCTTTGAATGTCGCACTCGATCAGGGCGACATGTTCAGGGAGGTGGCACGATGAAGCGCCGAACCTTCCTTGCCGGCGCAGCTGCGTCATCCCTCGCCGTTCCTGCTGCGGCCGCTGGCAACGCCCAGCCCGCCCCACCGGCATATGAGGACCTGACCCGTTACTACGCCTTCCTCTGGTCTGAATCCGTCCGCCTGTCGAAAGAGATGGGCGTTGGAATGTGCGACCGGTCGATCGCGGATATGAACGGCGATTCCGCCGCGCTGCGCGGGCACCTCGTCAAGCCACCGTCGACGCGTGCCAACGCCGTGATGCGAATGGTCGGCGCGGATCGCACGTCCCTGCCCTCCACCGCCTGGCAAACGTCGCCCGCGCCCCGTGAAACTGAGGATGCCCTCCTCGCCCTCATTTCGGCTTACCGTCGCGGCTCAGATCCAGAGAGCGTTGATTTCTGCGAAGAGGAATTCTCAGCCACGACGCAGGCTCTCAATGCGTGGACTGGCCCAGCGCCAAGCCGAGCCGGCGCACTGGCCGCGCTAGAGCTGGCGCGGGACGAGTATCGGGATTGTTCAACCTCGCCGACGGCCGAGGCGATGATCGGCGCTGCGATCCGCTTCATCGAGGCGCACTGAGATGTCCGAGAAGACATGTTTGGTCGACGGGTGCGATCGCAAGGTTCGCACCCGCGGAATGTGCAACATGCACTATGGGAAGGCGCGCCGGCTCGGCCACGTCGCTCCCCTGCAAGCAAATTTGCCAATTTGTTCCGTCGAAGGATGTTCATTTCCTGTCCTGGCAGGAGGCTATTGCACGAACCACTATCAAAAATTGCGCAAACACGGATCACCGATCGGCGGTGTTTTTACACGAGGAGAGCGAGCGAGCTTCTATAAAAACGTGGTTCTGAAATATGAGCGCGACGATGAGTGCCTGATATGGCCGTTTTACCGCGACGAAAAGGGTTATGCAAAGTGGGGTAGAGGTGAGACGCGCGGTGGCCCAATAAGGGTGCACCGCCAGCTTTGCATTGATGCACACGGCCCGCCGCCATTCCACGATGCCGAGGCGGCACACAGTTGCGGGTGCGGACACCTAGGCTGCGTCACGAAAAAACATCTCCGGTGGGCTACCGCATCAGGCAATCAGAAAGATCGAGTGCGCCACGGGACTGATAACCGAGGTGAGAAAAGCCCAAGGGCGAAGCTGACGAGCACGGAAGTTAAGGAAATACGCCGACTGGCGCAGACCCTTTCACACGCCGAACTTGCTCGAAGGTTTAATGTGAGCACCGGGCTCGTCCATGGGATAGTCAACCGTCGCAACTGGGCGTGGCTGAAATGAGCCAACAGCAGCGACGCAACGACCGCAAATGCTGTGTCGCCGGCTGCGACGGCGATCATCACGCTTTGGGGTATTGCCGGTTTCATTATCGAAGGGCGAAGCGTTTCGGAGACCCGTTATCCGGCCCTGTTCCGACCGGCGACAACTTTGGCTCTCGGGAGCGGTTTTATCGAGAGAGAGTGCTGACGTATGACGGCGATAGTTGCCTGATCTGGCCGTTTAGCCGAGGGCAAAAAAACGGGCGAGCGATTTGGGACAAGGGCGACGGCTCTACGTCCATTGTGCCACGTATGGTTTGCGAGGACGTACACGGTGCTCCCCCTTCGCCTGACCTCGAAGCCGCGCATTCGTGCGGTAACGGCCACCTCGGTTGTGTAACCAAGTCGCATTTGCGCTGGGACACCGCTTCCGGCAACCAGAAGGATCGCGTGCTGCACGGTACTTCGAACAGAGGCGAGCGAAACGCACACGCGAAGCTGAGCGAAGAAGACGTTAGGAAGATACGTGTCCTCTCTGGCTCAATGAGCCAAAGAGGCATCGCCAGGCTTTTCGGCGTCAGCAACGCTGCGGTCGCCGACATCCTTCATCTCCGCAAATGGGCTTGGCTTGAGTAACGCTGGATAGGAGGCGTGTGGGCTCGGAATTATCTAGAACGTCCGCCAGGCTTCTTGGCTGCTTTGGTACGCTGTTTCCGCGCCGACGACTGAGCTGTGTTTTGATGTGGCTTCTGGTCATCAGAATTGACATGGACCATCGTGCCGTCTTCGCCATGTTTTGCCAGAAGCTGCCGACCAAGAACAAGAGCCCCACCGCCCAGTACCAAAGCAGCGATAACGGCACCCGCGACAGTAGTGGCGCCGAGAAAACCGAGATAGCAAGCAGCGAGAATTCCGACGATAACCAAGCCGTACGCACCGAAATCTCGCCGCTTACGCTCGTCTGAAGTCTCATCGATCGCCTTGTTTTCCCAACCGTGACGATGCTTCTGCTCATCCTCCATCTGCCGAAACAGTTGTTTTGCTGCGTCAGGATACAGATCTACATAGGCACGCATCATCGCTGGATGAGGCATCGGGCCGGCATAGGCGTAGCCCATGGACATGGTCGTTACCTCTGTAACAACCTCTTCGATCGCCGGCACGAGATTAGCGAGTTCAACCTCGGTAACCTTGTTGCCGGTTTTTCTCTCGATCGCCCCTTGAACGAGGGGTAAAATCTCTTTTACGCCCATATCGACAACATTTTTCATGCCGTCATCGAATTGCTTATTTTCTTCGGACGACATTAAGGGGCGATTTCCTTACGCGGTGGTAAATCCTTCAGGCGTTCGTCCATGACTTTGGCGAGATCGTACCCCAAGGCCTCCCAATCGCCACGCATGCCATGACAATTGTGAATTCGCGGCAACGGCCTGACCTGAGACCCTAAGGTGACGGTTGCTAGACTGTCGAAGAAAGAAACATGAAGCATGTCTCCATTATCGAGGGTAAGATATCGTTTGTATGGGGCTGGCCGTCCCATCGCTTCCGAAAGGACAGACCGAAGTTTTTTCTTCTGGTTCATGTGCGCACCTTTCCCGTTTGAACACGAGAATAGAGTAACTGCCTTGCGTAGAGCTATCGTTAACGCCGAAAGCCCTGCAGAGGTTCCTACAGCACATATAGTGAAGGTTGTGGCCAAATTCAGCCCGCGCCCTCGAGCGCAGCCGCCAATATGCTCCATCGTGTCCCCTGCATGCCCCAGCATAACCCACGACGCGAACTTATCGACATTTTTGCGGGATGTCTTCTCTAATTTCCTACCTGATGAAATCTTTGAGAGCCGCTAGACAGAGCGCAAATAATCACTCGCCGCCGCTCTCTTCTACATCGTCATCATCGTCGTCGTCACCGGCCGCCCTCGCCCCGGCCACCTCTCCGCGGAGATACTGGTTTAAAGCTTCATTCCGAATGAGCACGCCGCCAACGGAGCGCTGCCGGTTCCGAACGCGCATTCGAAGCGACTGCTTCAAGCCTTTTGCTGTGATGGGATCGAGACGCGTGGCTGCCCCTGCATTGTACTCCCCGATGTCATCCAACGCCTTCTGGCGTGCCTCGTCATCCCCATCTTCCACGGCCTTGGCGAAGCGATTGACGATCGATTTTTTGCGATCCTTGATCCGCTGCTCGGCGTTCCGCAGGATTGTGTTCACCTCGTAGGCATCAGCGATCTTGGCAGGTGTGAAGCCCATTGCCTGACTGGCGAGGTTCCATGCGCTTAGGTCATCAGGCGCTATGACCTGATCGCCCCTGATGCTCTCCACACCGTCTCTGGTGTATCGTATGGTTCGCAACGCATCGCGAATAAATTTCGGTGCCGCGGTCTCAAAGCCCCGCTCGACATTGCCCTGCAGCGCAAGGTCGACGCCGTTATACGTGTTACGCACAATGCCAAAACCGGCGCCGAGGTTCTGATAGACGAACTCCTTCAGTGCATCGTCGCTGTTAAGCTCCCTCGATTCACTTCGCCACCACAGATCGGGCATGCCGATACGGCTGGTGAGGTCAATCCCGAGATAATGGCCCGGCACACCTTTTAGGACGATCCCGCCCAGCTCGGGCCCGAGTAACTCTAGGATATCCGAGCGGAACCGCTCTTCAAAATCCAGCGGGTCATCATCATCCCCGAACATTGACTTGAGAATGCCGCCGGCCGCCATCGCCAGACCGTAACCGACGGTGCCGGTGAGACCGGCGTTCAACGCCATCATACCCGTGACGCCCGCCAATTGAAGCCGGGCCTCACGGCGAACCTGTTTGCTCTCCCCTTTCAGAGATTGATGTATATCTCTAAAAAGCCTGTACAACATGTTGATTTGAAATGATCTAAACATAGTTGCAAGTCGCGGTATGTCACCTTGCGTGACACGCGGACGCGAGCTGTTGCTCATATCGAAGTGGGTCTTATAGGTCAGATCATGAGCACTGTTGATAGCGTCAAGGTGCGACTGCCCCGCCTCCCGGGCCAACCTGTAGGCGGCGATGGCAGTCACGGTCCGGTTGAACACCTCGACCTTGTGGAAGCCATAGCTGACGACGTTCATTACCTTCTCACGCACGGGGTTATACTTGGTGCCGGTCTCCCCCACAGCCGCAAGATCATGACTTTGCGTGCGATCAATCAGACCAGATTCGTAGAATGCCTCCATCGCGGCTCGCTCGTCACCGGTTAGCGAGGATGCGTTGCGCAGATCGCCCGCATTCTTGAAGAAATCTCCAAGTCCCTCCGCGGTTTTCGTCTCCTTGATCACGGCGTTGGTGAATTCGCGGGTCGCTTTCACCAATTCGGAAGAGGATCTGGCGAATCCGAACTTGGCCGAAAGCACAGGCACACCCACCATTATGGTTTGTGAGGCATTGACCAGCGCTGCGGCCGGCGTGGCGCCAAGGAAGTAAACAAAGGCTGCACCGGTGATCCAGTTGGTGAGCGGCTTGGTGGTGGGGTTCAGCGTCCACTGGTGGCGCTTGAACAGCTCGTTTACCAGCGCCATTTCTTTTTGGTTATGGTCGACGGCCTTGGCCTGTTCTTCTGCCAGGTTGACATTTTCCTGCAGCTCAAGCCCGTACTTCAATCGTGCCATCTGATGGGCAGCGTGAAACGTAGTGCTTGCGAATACCCGGAACGCGTCAGTATTGTATCCGGCGATGCCTTTTCGGTGTATCGCACGTTTCCGCATAGAGAGGTCCGGCATCGTCTGCAGCCAGCGCTGATACAAAGCATCTCGGATGTCGTCTCCGACGTTGGCGGATGCCAGCAGTTTATCCAGTTCTCCGACGACTCGAGGGTCCATCGCGCTTTTGAGTTCGCCGCCCTTGCTCAGCATGCCACTGGTGACCATGGCATCCGGAAACTCGCTTCTCAGCTCCGCCAGCGCCTGTTCCATCTCCCTTGCCTTCTCGTGTCGCGAAAAGTGCAAGACGTCATATCCGACGATGTCGCCCGCCTCGTCCTTACGTGGTGTTTTAACCGAAACGAAATAATCGCCGAAACGTGCGAGCGGGAAATACGGATCGGGAACCCTGTTACTCTCAAACATTACGCGGAGCTGGGTCATTCGCGCCTTGGATGCCCACGTACTTTTCGTCATCGCCGCCTTATGCTTGTTTTGCGCGTCCTCGACGCGCCGGCGGCGGTCGATCGGGTTCAGATCACTGGCCTCGATGTCAGCGAGGCGGGCTTTGAATTCCCGCTCAGCCTGCTGTTTCGCCATCTCCTGCGCTTTGCGAACGTTGTCGAGGAGCAGACGATCCAGCTCGTCGGCTTGCTCACGATAAGCGTCTCTCACATCAGTGAAGAGTTTCTGCCCGATCGGGGCTATCGCCGTAAATCTCTTACGGAGCCTGTCATAGCCGGGTTTTGCTCGCTCTTCTTCTGTCGTCAACGAAGGATCGATGCCGGCGAGCGTTGCGTCATGCATCAGGTCTGCCAGTGCTTGCGACTTCGACTTGTCTACGGCCAAGAACCCGGTGCTGATATATTTCCGCCACCGGTCCATTACCTCGGCCGCGGCGTCGTGCCTGCCGCTCCTGTAGGCGTCCATCTTGCGTTTGATGAGCAGATAATCGTTGATCGCAGGGATTTTATCGCCGGCCAATTCCGGGAAGTAATTCAGCGGCACGGTGGCGAGGATGCTGGATTTGTTGTCAGCGATGACCCCGCGCAACCGGGAAACGATATTCTCTCTGGTGGCTTTTACGTCTGAGAAGTCCTGGACGAGCTTGCGCCACTCGCCGACTTCTCCCTGATAATTTGACGGGCCTGCTTCAGAGAGGCCTTCCGGTCCGGATCGTCCGCTGGCCACTCGCTCACCGCGTCGTGCCAGTCCCGCCACTTCTGCAACGTGGCGAAAGTCGCGGGCGGATCGTCGTGAAACCCTCTCACCGGAATAGTTGGCTTTACCATCGTCGATGCTTTCCCTTATTGCAGCAGCCGCGCTGTCCAGCCTGCTGTTCAAGCCGTCGATAGCGGCCACATTGTAATTCTTCTCTGAGGTTATGTCGATCAGACCGGCCCTATGGGCCACCATGACAGACGCGAAATTGTGCGCCTCCTCCGCCTGTTGCGGCGTAGCGGCTCCTTCTCTCACTTTGTCCGCGAGGAAATCACTTACATCGTTCCGGGCATCCGCTATTGCAGTCGAAATCTCACGCATTTTCGCGAAGTGATCCGTTGTCGAGAATAGCGCGGCTTCTGCTTCGGGCGTTAGAGCCGCGCGCATGTCAGTACCCGCCGGCGTGAACGACCATACTGAGTGCATGCCGGGGAGAGCCAACATGGCGATATCATCTGCACTGAGTGGGCCGCCGCGAGGATGGTTATGAAAAACGACCAAACGCCGGTCAGGATTGAGCATCGCGCCGAGTAGCTTGTTGTTGATGCCGGTCGATGCTTTCCTGTTCGCCGAGCCAAATTCGACGACTGCGCCATCGTCATCGACGGCCATCAGATACTCGTGACCCTTTTTGCCGAAACGGCTGATCGTGTCTCTGGCCCAATCAAATATGGCGGGGCCTTCCGGCGCGGTCGGGAGCCCAACGTGCACCAGATCGTTGCGCGTGCCTTCAACGGCCTCGTCTCGCCTCTTATTCGCCTTTGGGCGGTCATATTCATCGGGGTCCGCCCTCGCCGCATCTGCCTGCGGGATGGATTGGACATCGGTTGAGCCCGGTGCTACATTTCCCTGTGTGTTGGTCTGTCGGCTAGCGATGGCATCCGACAGGTCCGTAGAAGCGGTGTCTGACCTGGCGCTTTTACCAGCACTTTCTTCCAGCGGCGAGGATGGCGCAGTTTCCCGGCCTCCCCACAAGTCACCGAGACGGCGTGAACTTCTCTCGGTGCGCCGCTGCCCAGTTTCATAAGCTGTCAGCAACCACGTCTTTGCCGTTCCGTCAAAATCGAGGCGCACACCCGCATTCCCGCTTGCATCCGACAACTGGATGCGCCGGTTTGTCGATCGCCTCTCGTCAACCGAAAGGCGATTGATGAAACCTTGCAGGTCATCCAGCACCTCGGGGTGCCATGCAATCAGTTTTGCGAGACCGGCACCGTTATTCTGGTTACTGCCGGCCGTGCCCCAAACCAGATCAATGGGTCCCACATCGGGATGCGAAAGTGCAGCAATAGCATCGCCAGTTTGCCGGCGCTCAAGCTCGAGCGCGGCCTCCCGCCATTTACCCTCATATCCGCGCAGGATCGGGCCGAACGGCCCTTCGCTCGTTTCGCGTCCATCAACGGCACCGTCCAGTGCCTCGGCCTGTCGGGCAGTGATGGCATCAATATCAATGTCGGTTAGTTCCGCAAGCGGCGTCATTCCTTCGATATCGCTGAAACGAGGATCTAGGATGGTGGCCGCATACCACGATTTGAGGTAAGGGCGCGCGCCTTCGCCAAGGTCCGCCAGCATTGCCGAAGCATATGCAGCGAAGGTGCGCGCGCCTTTCTCGATGTGATAGCCTGCAAGTGTGATCCCGGCCTGCAACAGCTCCGGGTCGATGCCGCTATTCAGCGTATTGCCCGAAAGCTTCTTGCGAAGCAACTCACGCGCTTTCGCCGCGGCATCGTCGGTGAAAATGGTGTTGGTGCTGACGGCTGGTTTCGCCTTTGCCGCTTTCGTCCCACCTTTCGCTGCCTTCACAGCGGACGGAACTTGGTCTCTGTAATCGAGAGCATCCAGCTCCTCGCCCATATTGGAGCCAGTGCGAACAGGCCTCTCGTTTGTGTTCACCCATTCCAACGCCTGCTTGCGATCAAGGAAATCACCGTCAGGCGTGACAAAGCCCACGCTATCGAATGGTGCAGCGTCGTGATGCTTATCGGCGATGACGAAATGCTGGCTGCCGATCTCGCCGACATAGACCAAGCCGTCGGAGCCGACATTTGCTGGAGCCAAGCCCTTCTCTGGCAGTTTCTCGCCCTTGGTCTGGTAGCGACGCCCATTACGATCTGTGACGGTCGGCCCCTCATTCGCCGGCGAGGATGGACGATCCTGCACGTCTCGCCGACGCTCCAATATCTCGAAGCGTTTGCCACGCTGCACAACCTCATGGGTCTCGCCCATGTTGTTCCTGGCAATATAGCCGTCGGCCTTGTCCTGTGATGCAAACCACTTCGGCGCGAAAGGCTCCGACGTTTTGCCGGATTTCAGCCAGGTCTTGAAGTCGCCGAGTGTGGTCTGGCTGATATCACCCAGCCCCTTCCAGTCCGCGGTGTAGTTTTCGAGATAGGCGGCGCGGGCCTGCGCCTCATTGTCGAAACCGGCCATAACCTTGTGTTCATCAAAACGACCGCGTGCCGGGTCCTTCTGGTCAACGACAAAGACGGGCGAGGAATCGTCAAGCGTCTCGGTACCGGGCCGCACGAATACGTCGATATGGTCCTTATCCCGGCCGACGGTGCCGCGGATGTAGCCGTAATGGCTCTTCATATCGACGGACCATGCCTTGCCCGACGATGACACGCCCTTGCGCTGCGAGCCTGCCGGGTTCTCGATCGAGATATCGAGGCCGCCCAGCTTCAACCGGCCAACCTTGTAGTTTCCGGCCTCCTTCTGCGCGGCTGTGGGCTCAGGCAGGTCATTGGTGGGCGACGTGGCCGCCTCGTTGGCCGCTGCATCCGCTTGGGCAGCTTCCGCGTGGTCGGGATACACAGCACCGTCGTCTTGACCAATCTCATCGGCGATCGCACGCATCTTGGCGGAGACTTCGTCCTTGCCGGCCAGCGTGGCAACATCATCCGCTGCCGCGCGCTGCGCGTCCCTCACATCCAATAGCTTCTTCTTGATGCCAGGCGTCATGCCCTGCCACATCAAGCGCTCAGAGCGTTTCACGCCAGCTTGTTCCAGCACGCGCTTGCGGTCCTGCGCTGTCAGATCGACGTCCCACCACGCCGCGCCGTCGTCGGCGGGCTCCACCAGAGGCTCGCCAGCCTCTTTCGCCCGGGCCGATTGCCTCTGCTTCAACAGCCGGTCGTTAACCGCGTTCATCTTGAATGGCAGCTTCGACTTTGCCTGCTTTGCTGCACGCTCGGCGCGGTACCGGTAATCGTCCGCCATTGATGCGAGGTCCGCCACCTTTATGCCGAACGCATCGGCAAGGCGCTTACGCTCTGCGGGCAGAACACTATCGATATCGACCTGAGACGTGCCGCCAAGCCGCTTTGCCATGACCTGCTCGCGGGCGAGGTCGTATAGCGCAGCGTGATTGTCGTCGGGCAGGATAACGGTGGCGTCGCCGATCTTTCGGCTGTTAGGACCGGCATCACCAATCTCGCGTTCGATCGGCGGATTGCGCTCGAGGTCCTGCGCCTCGATCTGCGCCGGGGTAAGGCTGCTGACCTTGAGCGCCGTCGTCGGGACCTGAAACGGATTGCCCTTGTCGTCAACAACAAGAGCCTCGGCGCCTTCGTTCTCATAACGTTCGATGCGAGCCGGGAACCTGCCCACCTCGGGGCTATCGACGATGACGCGATGACCTGGCTGCGGCCTCGTTGGCCGCTTGTCCGTCGCTGCCATGTCCTCGCTGCGCGGAGGCATCTCCGACGTGGTTTCGCTCCCCATCGGAGGGAGCGGTTCAAGCGCAGGATCTGCGGACAGCTCCGGCATGCCGTCGTCGGCCTTTTCCGGGAATCGGTAATCACCAACGGGCGGTGCAATCTCGGTTATGTTCGCGAGCGGCACCTGAAACATTTCGCCGCTGCTGGAATCGACGATGACGGCTTCATCGCCCTCATAGCCTTCAACCGTGCCCATGAAAGGCTCAATGCCTTCGGCCTCAACACGCACCGTGGACTTGGCGGCAGGCCTGCCATCGATCGGCGCACCCGCATCCGCAGCGGTGGCGCGCTCCGTCTCGCGCTGCTGCCCGTGATCGGCGGCACGACGAAGCGGCCCGCGATTGTCTGGCTCGGGCTGTGCCGGAGGGAGTTCCACGCCAGCACGGCCAGCTGCAGGGCGAGCCAAACCGCCAGCACCACCCATGCCGCCACCCATGGCGCCACCGGCTGCAATGCCAGATGCGACGGATTCGCCGAGACCTTCGGTCAACTCCTGATCTGGATTGACGCGGCGCATCGCTGCGTTCTCTGCAATGGTCTGGCCTGCGCTCTGCGGCGCTTCTTCGAAGATGCCTTCAGCGACAGCACCACGCGCCATGCCTGTGGCGACGCGACGAGCAACACCACCCTCGACACCCTCGGCAATGATCTTCGCCAATGCACGGTCGCCCATGCCGCCGAAAGCACCGGTGACGACGCCGGCGGTGATGAGGGCCTGCGTCTGCGCATCATTGCTGACCGCGTCGATAGCCTGTTGCTCAGACATGCCGCTCTCAATGAGCTGCTTGACCGCGTCGGACTGTACGAGCTGCTCGCGCGGCATTTCGGTGATCTTCTGGCGGACAGAGTTTGCCGCGTCAGCACCACCCAGCAAGCCCTCGGTGATGCCGCCTGCCAACGTGGCCGTCTTTGCTGCGGTTGCGGCTGCCACCTCCCTCGATGCGCCGCCTGCCAACGTCGTGACGAACGCACCGCGGGCGATGATGCCGGATGGCAGCATGCTGGCAACCGTGGAAGGACCGCTTTCAGCGATGACGCCGAGATAACTGCGCGGATCGGTCCATGCCGGGCCCAGCGTCTTGTTCTCGTCGTCCCACCATTTTTTGTCGCGCGCCGCTGCACCCTCTGGCGAAAGCGTGGCGTTCTCTCGGTCAATGCTCTCCTGCCGCTTCTCGGCAACCGTGCTGCCGCCGCCCATCCAGCGATCGATGCCGTCCAGGGCATCGTTGATGTACGATCCTCCCGGGATTTTGTTCAGCAGCAGATTGCCGAGATTGTCGAGTGACTGGCTGGTGTTCGCCGCGCCCGCACCCCAACGGCGCACCAGATCGCCCGGCGTACCGGACGATCGGTTATCCTTGTCCCACTGCTCCTGCCATGTAGCGAGCTGGCTTTCGGGAACCTCCTGATATCGTCCAGGCGTCTTTGCCTCGAGGCCTGCCAACTGGCTGGCAACCGCGTCGTTATTGGCGGCAACATCGGCCACCACGCGCTGACGCTCCTTTTCGACCGCTGCCTGCGTCTCTGCCGCGCGGCGATCCTCCGCCGCGTTCGCTGCGTCCTGCTCGAATGGATTGGGCTGGCCGGTGTACATGCCGAACGGGTCATTGGCCTTGAAGTTATCGCTGACCTCAACGCCTTTCGGCTTTGCAGGCTGGTTCGCATTCCCCCCGCTCCGAGCATCCGCAGTCTCAATATGCCAATTTTCGTGCGCCATCGGGAACGCCAACCCGTATCGGCCAGCGTTCGAATGCACCCACTCGACGACTTCTTTAGGAGCCTTAGAGAATGCGCCTCCATTCCATCCAAGGTCAGCTGCCTCGCCATGCTGGTGTTTCGATCCGCCAGGCATGCCGATATTCTTCGTAAGCCCCAGCTTGCGGAATGTCGGACGCCATTGCTTACCAGCTTCTACCGGGCCGAGGCGCTCAACATCAGCCACCCACGCTTTGCGGTCGAAGCCGTACTTTCCTGCATGATCAGCGATGATTTGCGCCTGACGCTCTGGTGTGCGCGCACCGGACAAGACGTCTAGACCGTTGCGGACGAAATCGGGGGCCTCGTTGAACATCGCAGTGAGTCCGCCATGCAGGCCATCCGACATAGCTGTGACATAGGTTTCTGGCTTCCCGGCCTGCAATTTGGTTAGCAAGATGGAGTTGTCGCGCTGCTTTTGCGTTGCCGGTTTGCCTTCATCGCCCTGCAAGACGTCGCGGAACTGACCTTTCGGACCATACAGGCCCAGCGGGTCCTCTTCGGGCACAAAGGCGCTCGCCGACGACGGAGCGGACTTCTTCTCGCCCTTCGAATTGTAATAGATGTGCTGGCCGATGCGTGTCGTCTCTGGCATGGCACCCGCCCAGCCGGGGCTTACCGACGTCGCATGATAGTGGTCAGCGCCGCCGGTCGGATCGGGACCATCGCTGGTCAGCGCGTTACGCAGAATGCCTTCGGCGCGGGCGCGCATGGCAGGATCGCGCATCGCCTCAACGGTCTTTGCACCCGGGCTGGCATAGCCGGTGAACTGATCCGGCTCGCGCACGACGTCGCCAATGGACTTCCCACGGATATTGGAACGGTTGCGGATGACATGCGCCACACCGGCCATGCCGTCGTCACCCTCGCCTGCCGCCTCGGCAATGACAGTGTTTACCGTGTCGTCCCAATCGCGCTGAGACATGCCTGCTGGCAGAGAGCTGGACGTATCGGTCTTGGGTGAAAGCCCAGGCGCTTCGCCACCAAGCGCAGTTTTGTTACCGCTATAGAGATTGAAAGGATCGGCCCATTCTGAGCCTGCGTCAATCAAACGGTTCTCGGGCATGCGTGGGCTCCTGAAAGATCAAGGATGCCGCACTCATGCGCTGGCTGTTATTCGGTTATAATTGGAGGCGTGAGAAATTGGAAGCTGACGAGATGGAAACGATGTTCGAAATCGACTGGAAGAAAGCTCCGAAGAACGCGCAATGGTGGGCCATCGACGAGAACGGAGAGGCCCACTGGTTCTGCGCGCCGGATGTGAAGCCTTTCACCCGCTTCTGGTTCAGCGAGCCGATACCAGCGCCAACGTTCGGCTATACTGGCGACTGGCGCAAAAGCCTGCGATCTCGCCCATAACGTGAAAATTACTTCTGTCACAATCGAAACATCAATTGCCAGCCCTTTTATGGTGTGACAAAATTCCAGGAGATAGGCCTCTCTCTCCGCCAGTAGAGGCAAATGATATTTTTCTAATTACGGGTAGCGAAGTGCATAATCGCGCAATAATTTACGTGACAGATATTGGGTTTCTATACCCGACCTTGGTTTCGGCTGATCAGATTTTGCCACAAGCAGAGGCAAATAAGTGCGACATTCTTATTTATCTCATCAATATAGATGACGCGCTCATAGCCGAAGTAGCTGCCACTTTCCCCAAGTTCCGCATTTTTAGTCTGAGCGATCAGCAGTTCGTACTGCCGGCGGGAGTTACGTTCAAAAAAGACCACGTTGCCGTAGCCACGTTGGGAAGGCTGGTGCTATTCGAGCATATTCCCGAACAATATGACCACATCATTTATGTTGACGGCGACACTCAGATCCTTGGTGACGTCTCAGGTCTGCTGCTTAAAGACGTGCCTGTAGGTCATTTGGGCGCCGGCAGGGGCGGGCTTTGGCTCTCAAAGTACGAGCATGGCCCCGGCGCAAGGGCGGATCGCACCTACGTGCAGTCGATCGGGACGAATGTCGATGAGTATTTCAACGCCGGCGTCTTAGCCTTTCAGCGACAAACTCTCGCAACACTGGGCCCGCTAGCACTGAGCTATTTTTTCGAACACTCCAAAGCATGCCGACAACATGACCAGAGCGCTCTGAACGCCGTCACTCGGGGCAAAGTCGAGCTTTTCTGGCCCGGTTACAATTTTCACGGAACCTACGATGCTCTCGGGCCAAAGTTGAGTAGACCACCCGCCATCGTTCACTTCACCGGCCCCTTCAAGCCATGGCTCATGGCCGAGGGACCAACCGCGAAATACACTGCAGCGTACAATGAGTTCGACAACCGCTTCCCGGTCATTGCTTCACACAGAAGACGATTGGCCGCTGATCGGTCTGCAGAACTCCTGAAGCAGTGGCAAAAGAGCAAGTTGCGGTCGTATATGTTTTTTTGGCGTCCGCTCGTAAAGCGCTATTTGCTAGAGCAATACGAGCGGACCTTTACAGATAAGCTTGCGCCTCGGACACGTAGTAGCTGCCCGGCGAATTCGGATCGATCCTGACCTGTATCAGCGCCGAGTATGCCCCAATAGGTACCTGAGCGACTGCACGCTGCAGCGTCCAATCTCGCTCTGCCGTATTGAATTTGGTTGAGATCGAGGTGGGCGAGAAATTCGGTGGTAGCGTTGCTCCACCGACAAAGATGGGGTCACCAAGTGGATTGCCGTCCAGATCGCGCCACTGGATCCTGTTTGCCAGATTGACGATGGTGCCGGCAAGCTTGTCCCAATAGCTGAAGAACAGCGTAAGCGCCGTCTCCGTCCCATTGGGTCCGCTGCTTTCTGAGCATGATTGGTC